GTCCCTCTCCTGTGAACTGCGCCTCTCCGGGCAGGGGGACGCCACCGACGCCTATGTTGCCACCTCCGGCACCTGTCATGTCACCCTCAGAAGGAACGCCGTCAGCGGGGCTCTCAGGGGCCATGAGCGACATCAGGTGAGCCTGTCGGATCATCTCCTCTGGAGTGTTGGTGACTTTGTTAGGATCGAGCGACATGCTCTTAGCAATCTCTCGTATGATGAAGGGGAACTTAGCATACGGAGCCAGGATAGGATTGCTGGTAATCTGCAGGAACGACAAGAGCCGCTGAGAGCGAACCTCATTCTGCATCAGGCTATCTAAGCCTCTGGCCCGGATCTCTAGGTCGCCCTTGATGTCGGGGTTGAAGTTGAACTGCATATTAAAGGCGAACATCGCTTCACCTAGGGGCTGCAGCAGATAGTCATCGAAGTTCTTGACGACTGTCTTAATGGAACCAGCAGCGGCCCCCATCAACATGGAGATGCCGGCAGCAGTTCTACCTACTCCTGAGACACCAGTCTGACCATGTGAGAACGATGGGATGCCAGTAGACTCATCGGCAAGTACACGAGCCTTATCGAACAACTGCATGTTCTCAGCAGACACATTAGGGAACTTAGTACCGAAGATGGCCTGCCCTGGGGCACCACCCTGCCGCCTGAAGACCTTACCAGGATATACGGTGAGGTCCTGGCCTGGGACTAGGTTAGTCTCGTCGACTTCGATCAGGAGATTACCGGACAGGACTGCGTTATCTACGGCTAGGCGCATGAAGCCGTTCATGAGGGTCTGCGTATCGTCCATGTTCTCGCCAACACCGATGCCCCAGAAGGAGTACGGGTTAACTTCATAGGGGACGGCCGCGAAGGGCAGACGACGAGGGAGGAATGGGTTGAGGACGAACCTCAGGACTTCACCATTGCATACCCACACGTTGCAGTGCAGCTCGTCGGCGTCTTCGTACTCACCAGGGATCTCAATACCGGACTCTTCTGCGATCTTCCTGTCCATGACACCCCAGAACTCCAGGGCCTCGAACCGGTTCCCACCGTAGTCACTAGCATTTACACCATTGGATGTCTCTAGTAGATCACTCTCCCACCATTTGACATCGTAGTTCTCACCCTGGTCCATGGCTTCTTCGATAGCGGACTCACGGAAGAACGGACGGTTCCTCAGAGCCCTTAGCTGGGAGCGGGTGAGCTTGTGGCGCTCGATGACATAGTCACAGTCATCAACCGTAGCAGCGTTGGGGTCTGGATACAGGTTCCATACGGAAACATAGGACACTTCAGGGACAGTCTTCTTCACCGGGGTATAGTTACCCTCGTCATCCCATTTAGCATACTCTTTAGTAGTAGCGAACGGCCCTTTGATCACACCAGTGCCGAACAGGGCACACTCGAAGGCCGAATGGCGAAGGTGGGTGGAGCCTTTAGACTCTTCTAGCTGATCCTTAATTTGTTTCTCCATCATCTTAGCAGCAATCTCTGCCGGATGATACGTGATGGCGGTCTGCGTAACCCCTGGGCCTTCAGTTACTGGCACATCTTCTAGCACCTCCCCCAGGGGGCCGAGTCTATCGGCTAGGAGGCTATCCATGGTGGAGCCGGGGGGAAGAATAGTACCGTCGCCGTCGTATCCTACAAGATCAAGGGCAGCTTCCGGCAGATCCAGGTCTTCCGGCACGGCAGGGTCAAAATGCACGGACTCAGCCACGCCCTCAGGGAGAGTGGTAGGGTTAATCGTAAGGGGGAACTCATTGTTGGCCAGTAGAACGTCTACAATTTGACTATACGCAGCCAGGACCTTGGTTTTAGTGACCTTAATGAACACTCTGGACTTCTCAGTCTCCAGGAACTGGACATCGGCGCTGTATGTGCCCCGATAATTCTTATAGGCTTTGATCCAACTGTTCTCATCCGTATAGCGGGCATCTTCAGCCTTGCTGTACAAGTTCGTCACGTATGACGCTAGGGCACTGGTGGTGGAGTCCGCAGAGTCTCCCTCTGAGTCATCCATGTAGGAACTCTCATTGGAGTCAATGCCGTGTACGTCCTGTGCCATGCCTAACCTTTCAGTATCCGAAAACAGTATCAGAGGGTTTAAACGACTGTTTGGGGGAAGTCGGCGATCCTAGGTCGAAGACGTTCTTAGGGACCGGCCGGGACTGTACCCCGTAGCGTAGTGCATCGTAAAGATGATCCTCTGAGTTCGTATTAATATCCTCTGGGTTCTTCTTGTCTACGGGTAGCACAGGAAGCTGCGAAATTAGGTTAGTGCAGCTATTGAATATCTGAAGACCGGGCATATCCGTCTCTTCATCCACCTGTAGAAGCCTGTGTATCTCGTTCTTACTGCTAACTCGGCTACCCCTACTTCTATCTGAGGGCCTAAACCGGCATCCTTCCCCATTCATCTGTTCAGCTAGGCTAGGTCCCGTGTCTCCACGGTTATGCCAGCAAGATGAATCTAATATCGCATAGGACATAGGGCCATCTTCAGACTCTATCTCCATAATGATCCGGCCTAGATTGACGGCTAGGACCTTACTGACGTACAGTTCCCTATATACGACCAAGGTATTGTCGGGGGTAACTGCAAACCATAGAACTGCAGAATATGAACCGTATCCGTAGTCACATGCCCTGAACTTCCGCCACCCTGAAGGTATCTTATAGGGCGGTATCACATGAACACTGCGATCGAACTCAGTAAATGCCGCCCCTTCAGCGACATCCCAGCTACCATACAGAAGCTGCTTCCGCTGCACCTCAGGGAGAGAGAGAAGCATCGTTTCATATTCACCCGAATTGAAGAGGTACGGGTTATCCTTCAGGCTGGCTGTAATGAACAAGCGCCTGAACAGTGGCTTACCAGCTTTGCTATGCCCCTTAGGGTACTTCAAGGTGGCATTAGACTCAATATCAGTTGCCCAGAAGGGCTCATTAGCCGGGGCAGGATCGATGAACATCTTCTTCACCCAAGCATGGCCCGGACCCCCAGGGTTCGTAGTAGCCCGCATGTACACGGGGATATCTGGGTCAGTCGATCTCAGCCTAGACCTAAGATAATCCCACGGAAATGGGGTGGGGTACTGGGTTAGCTCATCGAAACCTACGAAGGTGAAGGACTGCCCCTGATAACGCAAGACATCCTTATCTTGTTCTAGGTACGTCAGCCATATCCTAGCGCCGGAAGGGAAGGTCCACTGCGACTTACGCTCGGACCACTTAGCTCCTGGGAATGCCTTAGGATAAACTTCACTGGACTTGTGTATTAGCTCCCTAAGTTCATCGTTCGTGCGTCGCAGGATTAGGGCCGAATGCCCGGCGTGTCCACAGAACCTCAGGGGGTCAACTAGGAGGGCGAAGCTCTTCCCGCCCCCTGCACTACCCCCATATAAGACTTCCCTCTCAGGGGAACATAAGAAGTCCTCCTGTGGCCCAGGGTTGGGCTGGAAGACTATGTGCTTATTCTCAGCAGTCGTTGGCAGATCTTCCTGAGCTGCGGCCTCGGCCCCTGGCGTCATCAAGTGTGAGGTCACTAGGGTTTCTTCTAGCGAGGACTTCGTCTGCCCACTCTGTGTCTGGGACGTACTTTTTGTCTTGCTCTTTGATGTAGATGATGTTTTCTTGGATACGCGAGAGGAGCCGCGCCCACTCTTGGGCTTGGGTGGCATAATGTCTGTAGAGATTGGAGACATGCAGTCGTTTACTCTCTTCCTTGATTATCTTAGCTAGGCCAGCGTGGGATATAGGTCTGCCCGTCTTAGCCGTTATCCACCTAGATACTTCCCGGTAGCCACACGTCTTGAGATGTTCTTTGGCCTCCATTATTATATCTAGTTGTTCTGGTATCGGGTTTAGGAGCTTGCTGTTCTCGGGGTCAGCCTCATACCCGAAAGGGACGGTACGAGAGTGCCGGATCACAGGTTGCCAGGAACCGTCTTCGTTTTGCTGACTTGAGCTGTGTGTCCGGTTTTCAGTCTTATTTGGTTTAATCTTCTTGTGGGGTGTCGTCATTGTTGTTATCTAATTTCTTAGGGGGCATGATGAACAGGCCCCCAGCGTCAGTCTGTACCTGGACTCGCTCAGTCTTCACGATGCCAGTACGATCTAGTATCTCACGAGCTGCAGCTAGTCTGTCTCTATTACCTAGGGCAGTCGGGTCCGTTATTACCCCGCGCATAGCTACGGCCGCCAGTGGGCCGGTAGATGCTAGGTACGCATGGGTTAGGTTTACGACCTCTTCCTTCATGCTCTCTACGCATAGAGAGACCTGGGTAGCCTTGCTGTATCCTGCAATGTCCATGGCAGTACGCGCATCACCATTGGCAGCGGTTGAGAACAGGGCATCTAAGAATGCCTGTTGCATCGCTGTAAGGGGCCGCTTGCTATTGGTGCCGCTAGTCGTCTTCATTCTGTCTTCTTTCCATTATTGTTCTTATAATCATGCCGATGCTGGTGAAAGTTATTGGGTCAGTAATAAAGAGCCTTTCAAGGAAGTATATCCTTCTAGGTAGAGGGCCGCGGCCGCTTCTCCTAAAGTTATACCTGGGAAACGGCTCTTTAGGGCTACCCAGATATAATATTGATCACTGCTAGGGATGTCTATAGGATCTACTAATTCTCCAGTCTTCAAGGAGTCATAGAAGCGCTCTAGTAGCCTTACACCTGTATCATTGAATAGTTGTACTGATTCTCTAGAGGATGTCAAGGTCTTTTCTTCCTTCCATTGTATATTGTTGTGACTATGTCAGTATACAGGTCATTGTCGAGGGTGTCAATCTCTTATTGCTCATACGTGAATTATAGGGATTGACGGGAGAGGATATCCGTGTTAGTATCTCGTTGCATTCAACGGAGGTGAAGTATACCCTATCCTCCATCACAGAAGATAATTAATTTAGGGGGTTGACGGATGTGATCTCTTGGGTATAACTAAGGTTATTATTACCCAGGGGTGAACCCCTATACTACTACTCCCCCTCACCTCTCCCCCCCTCCTACATACATATCATGACAGACTATCTTATATGACTGCCATATCGTAGTCTGTCCATTAGTCTATGGGATATTGCCCTATGTGCTATATGGGGTAGTCTGTCATATGACCCTGTAGGACTATATCTTAGTCTGTCATGGGGTGATATCCGGTATAATAGGACTTGTATGTACAGGATTGAGGTATTATGCTCGTATTTAGGGGTGTATGGCTTATAATGTGGTTTACAGTATCAGTTACCCTATCCTGTGCAGGAGTGGTACATATATACGGGTAG